TGTTCCTACTATACTAGTTAAAAACATTACATAAGTTATTTTACCCATAGCCGATGTTTTTAAAACAGAGTTAACTAATGCCGTTGCTCCTGTTATTGAACCGGTTATATTTCTACCAGCAAAATCATTAAAAGCCGAATCTTTCTCATAATCAACAATTACTTCAATATACTTTGGTTCGAACCAATTTGCATCAGAGGCAGCAAATAAATTTTCACCAGGAATATATAATGAAGATTCAATACCATACACTAATTTTAAAAATAGCTCAACACCACGTGGAGTACCCTTGGATCTGTACAGATCCATTATATGTTTTATTGTAAAAGGAATTCCTTCATTGAGAGTTTTTGGGAATCCTACTAGAAATTGTTTTCGAAAATGATCTAAAAAAGTATCAACGCTTTGATCAACATCATTATACTCAAACATTTTTCTAGTCACATAAAGAGGTTTGTCAGCAGGGGTGTCATCTGTTCCAGTTTGTTCTAAGTATTCGTAGTATGATTTAACAAATAAAACAAACAAAGGCCCCTCTTCCCGGTAGATTGCCGGGAATTGCCTTTCGATTAATGGTGATATAAAATCTTCAGAATCATTTAAACTAGGCATCGTACTACTCTCTCACGCCAGTCGCAGTGACGGTTACGTCCTCTGGTTTTATTTCTATAACGTCAGTTAAAACCCCCTTAATATCAACTGCGGTGCTTTGACCAAATATTTTAAGTGAAGTTCCCGTTGCTATAGCATTAATGGTTAAATTTGTAAACGAAACACTACCAGTAGCGTAATCTACACTACCAGCGTTAGCTTCCAGTATTTGCAATGCAGATGTATTAGCCACAACTATCTGTAATGCTCCTGTACCATCATCCCTGAACGTAGCGCCCGTGGTGCTGTCATATGTAAATTTGCCAGATTCGATTGCTGGTTCTGATTGACCAATGTACGTACCTTGCGCGGTTGTTACAGGGTTATCTGGTTTCAGAGTTTGATTAAACGAAACGGTATTAGTATAAGCCTCGTTTAATGTAGGACTAATAGTTTTAATCATCTTAGTTGTTACACTGTGGCCAAGAATAGAAGTATCACTTTCATTAATTTTTTCAATTAATTTGCTTTGTCTAAACGTCTTATTAAACTTAGCAAGATTGGTCGTATTAAAAGTAGTAATGGCAGATTCTACTGTACTCTTTATATCAGCTTCACTACTTGTAGTATCATTAAAATTAAACGTAACGGCACAATCTACCTTGATTCTTAGGAACGAAGGATTGATCATTTCTGGTTCAATAGCTAATGGTGACTTTGGTTTAATAAAATCGATTATTTGTTGTTTCCTAAACTCCGGTAGGGTATCATACGTATTACTAGTTGCACTCATAATTACTTTACCAAACCTAGGTGGATCAGCATCTTCACCACCATACACAATCATATCAGTAATATCCCCAAATTCATTTTGTACTAGTGTTTTATAGTCATTAGCAGTCACGGCTCTTTCTTGAGCGGACAAGGCACGAGGGGCTGCGAATTTAATATCATCCAATGTCTGAAAGAATTGACCACCGGCCGCTCGAGTAACAACAGTTGCTACAACATCGCTATAACCAGCAACCGAAGTGGCGGTGGTGAAAACATTTGCACCGTCTGGGTTCGGACCAGCTCCAATACGATACGTAGCCTCTACTATATTACCGTCGACTAATTTTCTTCCGAATGAATCATTACCAAAAACCATTTCGTAGCTCGCGTTTGCAGCTGCTTGTATAAAAAATACGTTTGATGTACTAGTAATTCCAAACAAAGAGTTAGCTCGGGTCCATTCGCTGTTACTATTATCAGAATTTGAAGTCCTTATGTTTACAGTAATACTCGTTGTATCAACTTCGAAGTTATGAATATAAAAGGTATTGGATGTACTGTTAACATTATAAAATTCTGTTACTAACTCTCCTTCATAAAGAGCGAGATTGGCAGCAAGATAACTACTGTTTGCATAAACAGTTACAGCAGAATTTGTTGAAAAAGTATATGTGTTATCACCAACAGAAGAAGTGAATTTAGTTAATCTTGGTATATCGATACTGTGTGGAGCATCACCAGGGGTAATTTGAACATTAGCATAAGCTACTGAACTTCTATAGGACGTTGGTAGATAGTTTAATTTTTTAGCGTGCGAATATACGCTATCTCTTACCTGAGCACTATCCAAAAACATTTCTGTAGCTACGTGGTTTAGATATATTGCATTATAATAAGTGTTATAAGAAAGAACATCTAAAAGAACATTGACGTTTGATCCATCAAAATCGTAATCTTGGAACACAGACTGGCCAGATAGATAAGTCTTTAAGTTCGATTTAATAGTATCAAACTCTAAGTTTGCTACAATAAATTCTCCATTTGCGGCTGTCGGCATCTATCTTACCCTTTCAATCATAAGGTCCATCTGTGTTGGCGCAGTACTATTTATTATTGAAAATACGATCGTTACACCTATACTGTTCATATCAGCATTAGGTATAGTGCTCACCTCTATTAAGTTTGCTCTTGGTTCATGGTTATCGAATACTTCTTTGACATATGTTTCAACTTGAAGTTCAGTCGCTGGAGTAAAATTCTCAAAAAGCATTGCCCTTAAATTAGAACCAATATTAGGTTGAAATGGGCGCTCATAATGATCTGTTAACAATAAATTTCTAACCGACTGTGTAACAGCAATTTCATTGGTCTTTGTATTAAGTCGACCTGTAGCAGAGTTTACTGAAAAGTCTGTAAAAAAGTCTGAATATACAACCGTTTTAATATTATGAGATGATAATGTTTGTGTTTTCGACATCTATATTTGACCTACAGCTATATTTCTTTTATTTATATTCATCCTGAACCTGCCGGAGGAGTTAAGTTTTCTGCTGTGAAGTTTGGGAAAACTGAATTTTTAAGTTTCTCCAAATTTTCTGCTTGTTCAGGTGTTGCAGTGCCAGTATCTCCTACCCCTCCTCTTGGTCCAGACACGATCACGTTATCTTCTGGCCGCACATTACCAGCGCCCTGAGCACCTTTCTTAGCTTTATTTGTATAAATGGGTGGTTGGTCTCCTCTACTTCTAAGGTTCTTTGCATCTTCACTTGCAGGTATCCCAGACTGTGGAAGAGTGGTGATATCAACTCCTTGTATCATCCCAGCAACATCAGTTTCCCCATTAACATTTTCCAAATTAAAAATTCCACCGGCAAACGAACCCGAATCTTTAATCTGCTTCATAAACAAATTATCATCAACTACTGTAACTTGACTGGCGTCGTTAGGTATCATCTTTGTGTGAGCTGGTAAAATACCTCTTGTATCTGGTTGTCCAGCGTCATCTGGAAATGCTTCACCGAGTGCTTGATCCTGACCAATACCTTCCGTAACGCCTCCTCTTTTCAATACTCCATCCATCCATAGAGCCACGCGTGGATCAGCGGGATTACCATCATCATCATAAACTACTCCTGTTTGATGTATTCCCGGCTGCTTCGAACTATTTCCTTGCATATGGGATGTGTTTTCTGGCTTTGGAGCATAGGGAGGCCTTGCAGAAGGAGGTTCGGAACGAACCGCGGCTCTAGGAACAACAGCAGGTAGTCCTAGATCAATTGGTACTTTAATTGGATTCCCATCTATATCAAAATCATTTTTAAATTGTATGTTACCATAGGCTTTAAAAGGATTTGTTAATCCACCAGAAACTCCTTGTTGAGAAAGCCCACCAGGAATTTCACCAGTAAGGTCCGTTGGAGCATCAATACCAACATCAGGAAGCATTGTTTCAACTGCTGATAATGAAGGTTGTTTTAACAAACTATCTGCAGCACTTAATGCTGAACCTATATCAAAACCCCCTCCGGATGAAACTTTTAAAGCAACAGGGAGAGCTCCGACAATAGGTGATGGTATAGAAGGTAATCCTATTCCTGGAGGTTTAATTCCAGCTGAGTCAGCAAGAGCCTGTAAGCTACCTATGCTACCCGCTGTTGGATTTTCAAGAATTCCCATTATTTGTTCGGTCATTGAAATTAAATTGGGACTAAGATTAAGTTCCGTAAGGTCTCCAAGATCAGTTTGGACAGCGACTGCATCAGTGCCTTCATCTACTGTTGCTTGAAAAGAGCGTGGATTGACTGATGCAGGGTTAACTGAAGATACGGCAGCCTGAGATTCAGTCACGGCTTCTTTCTCTGCCTGGAGGACTGGATCCTCTCCAACTTTTGCTAGCTGGGCTTTCATTGCTGCTACACTCATGGGTTCAAATCAATCTTTGTTGGGCCAACAACGGTCACTATTGTGCCCTTAATCGTCGTTTGTGCTGGCATAGTACTAACCCCAACTTCAAAATTAGTTGGAGTATCTAATTCAATATCACTGCTAGCATCCATATCAATTTTAAGAGTAGCATCTAAATTATAATTTGCTTCTGTAACAATATTAACATTACTTACTGCCAACTGAACTATATTATTACCAGCTGATGTTGTATGATTATTACCAGTTGAAACTATAATACTATGATTTACTTTCTTCATAGCTTCGCCCCGAACTATAACATCTTCAGTTGCACCTACTATCTTCTCATCATTTTGTCTTATATTTGTTCTACGAGTTTCATTAACTTTTATAATTTGATCTTTGTTCACTCGTAAACTTTGTTTACCCTCAATATTAGTTGCGCTATCAGTTTTTACTTCTTTATATTCCGTCCCTTGTACCTTCGTTGTCATATCACCCTTAACATTGAGATTAAAGTCGCCATCTGTTTCAATGTATAGATCACCGCCTTTTTTGGTTTCTTTATCCTTCGATACATATAATCTTAAATCAGAATCGTGGACTGTTATGTTTACATTACCCCATATACCTACATTCTTATCATGTAAAACCATTTCATAGTCATCACCAACAATCTTAGTAACTCTTGTACCGTTTGGTTGTATTTCTGTAAACGATCCAGATACATGGTACTGATGTATTCTTTCTGCTTCAGGTGAATCATCTACCTCAAAAATATGACCAACTTCCGTAACTCTAACGTGGTTTAATGGATATCTCGATTCATTACCATATCGCGCCAACGCGAAAATAAAGTCTGGGTCTCTCACTTCGTGGATGTTCATTACTCCCTTCTCACCTTCGTTCTGACCACCATATCTTGGGTTTGGTTCATTCCATGTATAGCGAGAAAAATATACTGCTGGGTCTTTACCAGCCGGTGCACCATCTTTAACAGATATAGGAACGCCATCTTTCTTTCCTGGCTCTCCTTCACTGCCCGGAGGCATGGCAACTTTAACATCTGTTATTCTATTTTCTTTTTTCTGAGCAAGATTACTTTCGCCAGCTCTCTGACTTAATAATGTACTTGAATTAATATCAGTCCCTCGAGCCAATCGGTTAACATCTGTTTCTTGAGCAATCTCTACTTTAGGATATATACCACTAGGATCAGAAAATCCTTTTGATGCATCTGCAAGTGATTCTGGTGCACCAATCATTGTCCCGAGTATCATTGGCATTTGCATTTGCTTACCGTCCGCAAAGAATCCAAATACCCACGTCCCTTCAACAGGACCGGTTGGACTTTCTCCAATGCCGCTAATTGATGCGCTAGTAAAAGGCATTATTGGAAATGCCCATGGAAGGTCATCGGTTGGTATTAGTCCCTTGTCTTCTGTATGAACTCCAAAAGCTCTTATACGAACTCTTCCTAATTTCATTGGGTCTACTCGATCTTCAACTACTCCAAAGAAGAATTGAAAGTTTTTAAAATACTCTGCTGAATATCCAGTTGTCATTTTATGATCCTACGCCACCTTGCAGAGCAGCCACCGAATCGGCAGCTGCTTGTTCTTTATTGTATTTGTGTAAAGCGTCTAACGAGTCTTTGGCCAGTGATAGAGTCGTATTAAACTTTCCTCTATCAACAGTATGTATTAACTCAGTTATAAGATAATAACCACTATACATACTTGCTTCCTTCCCAGCAGCTGGACCACTCTCACTAAATTCTGTTATATACGCACAATCACCTACATTCATATTAGTATTCCCAGGAACAACTGTATTGTAACCAAATGTGGTTAATAGGCTCTGAAAAGCAAGTCTCTTCCCTATTATGTGTTCGAAGGATTCATTTTGAGATGTAGTGTCTTTGATATGTGCAAAATCGACTTCGGTATCACAGAAAGCATTAAAAAATGCTTTTGATATATTAAAATCTGATCCAAGGTTTTGTAAATTGGGAAATTCTTTTTGCATATTAAACGAAGTATCGTAGAACCGCTTTCTTACATGATCGATTGTTCGAACTCGATTAGCAAAAGCACCCGTTTCTATTTTCCTTAATGTGTTACCCATTGAAAGAGGAGAAAGGTATGCCATGCTATTCCAAAATCCCGGATTATATCTAGCTCCTTCGCTTACCTTTGGGTCATACATTAATCCATGTGTTCCCCAGTCACCGCCACCAGCGATTCGGCTAGGATCAGCTCTCGGGTTGTTTTTTGGGTTAAAAGGATCTTCGTTTATTGTCTTGACTAATATATTCTCTACATTTACAAAGTTGTATCCTCTATTGTTTTCAAAGAACATAAACATCGATCCTTGCCTGGTGCCACCAAACGCTCTTTGACATAACATTTGCATCGCTCCAAAAGGAGAATATCCAGGAATAATAAAATTCTGTACTTCTTGAGGATCATCGAACCACGCAATATTACTAGGTGTCCATGGATATCCTAAACCGTATTTCCCTGCTCGAAAAGTTCGATATTGAGGATGGTTAAGTATATCGTTTATTATGCCTTCTGTTATACTACGAAAATCACCAGACACCGATCTATTGACTGTTGTTATATCATTAATTAATTTTTCTTTTGACACTGCATGTAGAACTATACCAGACCCCAAATCATCATGATCTTTACCAACAGGCTCATATCCAGTAACATAAAATATATTTTCAATCCCAGCTCTATCAGGAGCGCTAAATCTAATTCTTATAAACTCCTCACCCTGCAACCCCTTGGATCCAAACCGTTCAAATATCTGCTTAGATTCTCCAAAAACAACATCCATTTTTAAGTAAGGCGAATGTATAGACTGTTGTATGTTGAACGATACATAAAGGTCGTGTAAATCTACTACTGAATGAAATTCAGCTCCATCAACTCCATCATCGACAATCTTTCCTAAAGCAAACTCATCAAGATTAAAATCTCCTGATGGATAAACTGTTCCTCCGGGAGCTTCTGTCGTGCCTTCTGATGCTGCTGTTGAAGCGTAACCAAACGTGACGGGACCGGCGTTCATAATTAATTTTACCTTGGTGTTTTACGTAATAAATTACGTGTAGCTGTTTGTATGGCAGATAGATGCGCTACGTTAATCAAATTAATAAATCGTCTGTTTTCATTAATTTTTTCCCAATATGAATACGAATCAATTGCAGTATAATCACTTGCTGATGCACCACTAGATACCGCTAATGAATCAGCTGACAGCGTTATGTTTTTAGTGGTATGCTCACAGTGCATCGTAGTAGCTTGCGCCGCAGCAATACTCCCATACTTCTTTTTTATAAAACTTTCGAAGTCTCTTATACTTAATGGCCACTCAAAATAAGGATCTAATATTTTATTAGCATGTAAAACAAGCCATGCCAAACTAGAGTCCTGATAGTAATTGTATGCTACATGGTCAGGCGTTTCATCATTCTCAATCTCATAATTCATGTATGCCATAGCATCGTCTTGAATAAGATTAGATATACTTACACCAACAGCAAGATTAATGACATCTTGTTTTAAAAAACTAATTCTCGGAAAATGAGTAAAATATGACATCTACGGATTACTCCCCACCGGTGAGGGTGTCCTTATAAGGTTCGATGGTCGCGGTGCCAGCATTAACTTCTCCCTCATAGTCTCCTCGTGTATGGATACTGGTCTCCAAAATATCTAATGAAAATTGAACTGATGTAGGAGCTCCAGTACCTGCAAAGAATGAAGGTATACCATCGGGCGCATAATTTGCTGTGAAGTTTTGGATTACCGCTCTCTTGAAATGATAGAAATACATGTCATCAGATCCGGCAATATAAATATCAACCTCATCTGGAAACTTTAAAGTTAAATTACCTTGTTGTCTAACAGGAAGCATCGCTGCTTTACAATGGTTGATAATGTTAGCCAGTGTTGCTGACTCAGACTCCGATTGTGGGGATAACTTCCAACTCAGATTATGTGTTCTTAATCCTACACCATGAAATAACGCCGTGATGTGAGGATTAGGAGCTGATCCAAAATATCGATTTACACCAGCTGCCAAAAAACCACTACCAGCTCGAAGCCCTAGCGAAGCAGCTTGAAGAACAGAATTACCTCGACCCTCATTTGTCACCTGCTTTTTAATGGTATTTCTTCCTGCTTCAGACATAATGTTTGTCGCTAAATCACCAGCGCCCGACATAAAACTATCGAACTTACCAGATATTTCGCTTGCACTTCCTCTAGCTATCATATCAGACAATTCTCCACCAACCGCTCCAAGCTCAGCTGAATTATAAGTCACCTGTACTGCTTCTTGAAGATTAGAAGGTATTGGTAAAAGAATGGTTTTATTTAAGCTAGTTTTTTTCGCAAAGTTGGTGTCATATTCGAATCTATGAAACATTAATGCCATAAAATGCGAACTTAAATCTTGTGGGAAAACAAGGGTCGGTGCGCCGTTGTTCGCTCGGTCGCCGCGATGGGCCATGCCGGTTCTATTTTTGCTCATTGTATAATTTGGGGGCCTGATCAAATCCCTTATTCGATCCCCATGACTGGATTCTGTTTTTAGACGAGGCTCAAACATAAAAGATCTTTCCTTGTATAAATAACACTATGAGCTATAAAGGCCGATATAAACCAAAAAACCCTTCGAAGTACAAGGGCAATCCCACTAACATTATTTATAGAAGTTTGTGGGAGCGACGCCTTATGTCCTATTTAGATGACCATCCAGACATAATCCAGTGGTCAAGTGAAGAATTTTGCATTCCTTATAGAAGTCCTATTGATAGCAGGGTCCACAGATACTTTCCTGACTTCTGGATTAAGAAGAAGACCCGCGATGGACAGATAAATATAACTGTAGTAGAAGTAAAGCCAAAGAAGCAGTGCGCTCCACCAACAAAAGATCCCAGCCATCCAAGACGATATCTTAAACAAGTTAAGCTATATGGGGTCAATGAAGCAAAGTGGAATGCCGCAAAAGAGTTTTGTACGAATAGAGAGTGGAAGTTTCAAATACTAACAGAGG